GGTTTGTCTCACAAATCCAATTTTATTCGCTATACATATCGCGAAGAAATGGTAATGGATGCAGTTGAAAATTGTTTAAAGGCTATTAGTAATTATAATCTAGAAGCAGCTACCAGAACTGGTAAGCCTAATGCTTTTGCATATTTTACACAGATTGCTTGGTATGCATTTCTACGACGTATTGCCAAAGAAAAAAAGCAGCAAGATGTTAAGTTAAAATATTTAGCTAAGTCTGGTATTGAAAACTTTGTAGATTTAGATACAGCAGATCAAGCTGCAGGAAATGTAATAAGTACATTTGTTGATACCTTAAGAGATCGAATCGACAAAGTAAAACAGGTCGATGAGGTATATGAGGATCTCTATAAAACTGAAAAAAGAAAAAGAAAATCTAAGTTAGCAGATTCTGATCTTACGGAGTTTATGGAATGACGGCTGTAGTCTATAAGATTGAGGTAAGAGAAGAAGATAATGATTTAGTAATCGATTTCCCAGAAGAGATTATGGAAAAAACAGGTTGGAGTGTTGGTGATTCATTAGAATGGATTATCCATGACACCTATGTTATATTGAGAAAAACCCCAGATGAAAATAGCAGTACTGAATGACACACATTGCGGAATTCGTAATTCGTCAGAGATCTTTTTAAAAAATTCAGCAGACTTTTATTCAAATGTATTTTTCCCCTATTGTAAGGAAAATAATATTGAACAGATTCTGCATCTTGGTGATTACTATGATCACCGTAAGTTTGTAAACTTTAAAGCACTTAACCACAACCGTAAGCACTTCTTAGATGTACTTAGGGAAAATGGTATGAAGATGGATATTATCCCTGGTAACCATGACACATACTATAAAAATACAAATGATTTAAATTCACTCAAAGAATGTCTAGGCCATTATATGAATGAAATCCATATTGTTATGGAACCAACCGTAATGGAATATGGATCACTTAAAATTGCATTACTACCATGGATATGTGCAGAGAACTATGAAACATCAATGAGCTTTATTCGTGAATGTAAAGCTGATTGGCTTGGTTCACATCTAGAGCTAAATGGATTTGAAATGATGCGTGGTGTAACAAATGCGCATGGTATGAGTCATAAACTATTTGATCGATTTGAATTAGTATTATCGGGACACTTTCATTGTTCATCTCGCAGAGATAATGTTTGGTATCTTGGAAGTCAGATGGAATTCTTTTGGTCAGATGCACATGATCCTAAATATTTTCATGTAATTGATACTGAAACACGCGAAATAGAAAAAGTAAATAATCCTTATACTTTATTTGAAAAAATTGTTTACAATGATGACAAAATGGATTATAATACATATGACGTTAAAAAACTAGTTGGCAAGTTTGTTAAGGTCGTAGTTGTTAATAAGCAAGATACTTTCTTATTTGATAAATTTATTGATCGTATACAGAACCAAGATATTCACGAATTAAAGATTGCAGAAAACTTTAACGAATTCCTTGGTGAAAATGTTGACGACGAAGGATTAGAAATTGAAGATACTGTACAGTTAGTAGATGACTATATTGATGGCGTTGATACAGATCTAGATAAAGATCGTATTAAGGTGAATATGCGTGAACTTATGACAGAAGCACAAGCACTAGAGATAGCATGATTATATTTAAGACGGTACGTTGGAAGAATTTTCTTTCAACCGGTAATTCATTTACCGAAATTAATTTATGTAATAGTAAATCAACACTTATTGTCGGTCAAAATGGATCCGGCAAATCAACTATGCTAGATGCAATATCATTTGCATTATTTGGCAAACCACATAGAAATATTAATAAGCCACAACTTATTAATTCTATTAATAATAAAGCATGTGTCGTTGAAGTAGAATTTAATATTGGTCAGAACCAATACAAAATTGTACGTGGTATTAAACCCCAGGTATTTGAAATCTGGAAAAACGAAACAATGATTAACCAATCATCACATGCAAAAGAATACCAAAGGATTGTAGAACAGAATATACTTAAGTTAAACCATAAAACATTCCATCAGGTTGTAGTACTTGGTTCATCTTCATTTATTCCGTTTATGCAATTATCGGCATCGCACAGGCGCGAGGTTATTGAAGATCTTTTGGATATTAACGTATTTTCTAAGATGAATGTCATATTAAAGGAAAGACAGAATATTATTAAAGACCAGTTAAAAGAAATTGGATACAATATTGATATTACTAAAAACAAAATTGAAACACAGAAAAAATACATTAGTGATATTAAATCTTTAACACAAGAGAATAAGAAAGAATATGAATCTAGGATACATGAATCGAAGAATCGCGTCGATGAATTACAGGCTAAGAATAGTAAGCTTAGTCTCGGACTCGATGCAGATTTATCAGAAGCCGATGAAAGGCTACGATCTTTACAGAATCGGAAACAGGACTTGCTCCTCAGAAGTCAAGATAGGCAATCGACTATCCGCGACCTCGAGAAGCGGATCTGCTTTTTCGAAGAGAATGAATCGTGTCCCGTATGCGAGCAAGCCCTTTCAGACGGCCATAAACATGAGATTTTACGGACAACAAAAGAAGATAAGAATCGGTGGAAGTCAACGCTTAAGCAAATTGGAGAAGAAGGCCAAGGAGTGGAATCGGAGATTAACCAACAGACTAGCCTACTTTCAACGCTTCGAGATAGGGTACATAAAATCACTGCCAATACCCGAGAGATTACGGCGATCAACTCAACGATATCTGATTACCAATCGTACCTAGAAAAAGAAGTTTCAGCAGATTTAAAAGCTGCCGAAGCTGATCTATCATCGATGGATAATGATAGAAGTAAGTTAATGGAAGAAAAATTCCGTATTAGCGAAGAATCTTCTTATAACTTTGTTATGTCTGAAATGCTAAAAGATACTGGTATTAAGACTAAGATTATTAAACAATATCTTCCTGTTATTAATAAATTAGTAAATCAGTACTTACAGGTATTAGATTTCTTTGTACACTTTGATCTAGACGAAAGCTTTAGTGAAACTATACGATCTAGACATCGTGATGAATTTACATATGCATCATTTAGTGAAGGAGAAAAACAACGTATTGATCTAGCACTTCTTTTTACATGGAGACAGATCGCAAAGATGAAAAATAGTGTAGCTACAAACCTATTGATACTAGATGAAACCTTTGACTCATCTCTTGATCATGAGGGTGTAGATAACCTACTTAAGATCCTGTATACCCTAGGCGATGATACAAATATCTTTGTTATATCCCACAAAGGTGAAATTCTTGATGGGAAATTCAATACTAAAATTGAGTTTAAAAAAGAAAAGAATTTCAGTAAAATTGCAGCTTAATGGTTTACAAACAGCTCAATAAGCGGTATAATGATCTATTAATTAAAAACGGAGTTATGTTATGGAATTGAATGACGGTACACTTCAAGTATTAAAAAACTTCTCAGGTATTAATCCTAATATCATGATACGAGAAGGTAATGTCTTGAGGACAGTGAATGAAGCAAGGAATATTATTGCTCATGCAGATATTACAGAAAATTTCCCAAAAGACTTTGGGATCTATGATCTAAATGAATTTATAGGAGTACTTTCTCTTGTAGATAAACCTCGTCTTAAATTTAATGATGAGTACGTTACAGTAGGCGATTCTACTGGCAGGTCTAAAATTAAATACTTTTTTTCTGCAGAAGAAGTTTTAACTAAAGCACCTGAAAAAATTAAGATGCCTGATTGCGAAATTAAGTTTTTACTAACTAATGATACGTTGAATAAACTTAAGCGCGCAGCATCAACACTAGGACATGAAGAAGTATCAATCTCTGGTAAAGATGGTGTACTTAGTCTTTCTGTTGTAGATACCAAAAACTCAACATCTAACCAATATTCAATTGATATTGATGGCGAGTTTAATCAGGATTCTAGTTTTAATATAATCCTAAATATCGGAAACCTTAAGATTTTGCCTGGCGATTATAATGTTGAGGTTTCTTCTAAGCTTATCTCGCAATTCAGTCATACAGAACTACCTGTAAAATACTGGATTGCATTCGAAAAGACGTCTAACTTTGGAGTTTAAATTATGTCTGAACAAGTACAAGAACTGCAAGATATTGCTAATAAAGCTTCCCGTAGCACTGTAGCAGTTATCGATGCCATGACACAACGTGGTGCATTTAAAGGTGAAGAGCTTACTACCATTGGTGGTCTTCGTGATCAGTGTATCCAGATTATTCAAATCTGTGAACAACTAACACAAGATGCTGCAATGGAGGATGATGAAGATTAAGTTTACAAACTTGACTATTTGTGATATAATACCTTTTTGTTATGGAGTTTGTAAATGAATGATTTTCTCTGGGTAGAGAAGTACCGTCCTCGTAAGATTGCTGAGACCATTTTACCAGATGATCTTAAGCAAACTTTCCAGAGACTAGTAGATACCGGTGAACTGCCTAATATGCTTTTCACTGGTACTGCCGGCCTCGGTAAAACCACAGTTGCAAAAGCACTGTGTAATGAATTAAATGTCGATTACATTATTATTAACGGTTCTGAAGAAGGTAACATCGACACCCTTCGTGGCAAGATTAAACAGTTTGCCTCAACCGTTTCTCTTACAGGTGGATATAAAGTAGTTATCCTAGACGAAGCAGATTATCTTAATCCGCAGTCTACACAACCAGCTCTTCGTGGTTTTATCGAAGAATTTGCTAACAACTGTAGATTTATTCTTACATGTAATTTTAAAAATCGTATTATTGAACCTCTTCATTCTCGTTGTGGCGTATACGAATTTAATACTACTAAAAAGGATTTAGCAGTTCTTGCGCAAAAGTTCTTTGAAAGAGCTAAGTATATTCTAGACAATGAAGGGATAGTATATAATGAAAAAGTATTACCACCGATTATTATCAAACATGCCCCGGATTGGCGGCGGATCATCAACGAGCTTCAAAGACATGCTGTTTTGGGTTTTGATCCTAACCGGACTTCTGATTTGGGTGGATCCTTTAGCGATTTATATAAATCGTTAAAAGAAAAAGACTTTAAGAAAATGCGGTCATGGGTAACTAATAATATGGATACCGATGCATCTGCTATCTTTCGTGGTTTATATGATCAAATGTACGATTACCTTAAACCTCAATCCATACCGTCACTTGTATTAATTCTAGCAGACTATCAGTATAAACACGCATTTGTTGCTGATCATGAATTAAATGTTGTCGCTTGTCTGACCGAGGTTATGGCTAATGTTGAATTTGCGTGATCCTGAACAAACGACATTTATAATATCTATTATAGCTGGTATAATAGGAGGATTTGTTGCTGGCTATAATGGTACTATTATAGCAGGTTTAAGCGTATATATTTTCCTTCGTGTTATGCAAAGAGGTATGTAATGAATCCATTTGAATATGTAAATGCTATTAATATGACTAAAAAGAATATTATGGTAGATGATATTGCTGAAAAGCAGTACGTACCATATATGACAAACCGTAGCCTGTCCTACTTTAATGATACTGTACTCATTGCAAATGAGATGAATATCAACCATCACCTAGATAACCGTCTTCAATTCGATTTTTTTATAAATATAATTAGAAAGCGGAAACGTTTTTCCAAGTGGTTCAAACCTGAATCCCAAAGTGATGTGGAAGTAGTCAAGGCTTATTATGGTTATAGCAATGAAAAAGCACGCCAAGTCTTGCCCCTTCTTACAAAAGAACAATTAGAAGTATTGAAAAAGAAGGTAGATAAAGGTGGAAGAAAATAATTTAATCGAGTGGACTCCTGGCAGTATGCTAGAAGTTACTCTAAACGAGCCGGATGATTTCCTGAAAGTACGGGAAACCCTAACTCGCATCGGTGTAGCCTCACGTAAAGATCATAAACTATATCAGTCTTGCCATATTTTACATAAGCAAGGTCGTTACTTTATTGTGCATTTTAAAGAGCTATTTTTACTTGATGGTAAGAAATCTAATCTAGAAGAGAATGATATTGCTCGTAGAAATACGATTGCAACTCTTATGAGTGATTGGGGATTACTTACAATCGAAAACCGTCAATCGGCTGAGCCATTGGCGCCACTAAGACAAATTAAAATTATATCTTATAAAGATAAAGATAATTGGGAATTGTGTCCGAAATATAATATAGGAAATAAATGATGAAAAAAGTTAAGATTAATGAAGACCTTCAAGAAGGTCATACCCTTTATGAATATCGAGGCCAGATACTTGATGTCGGCGTAGTAGTTCCAGATTGTGATGGCAATTCTATTGCAGTAATTGTTAAGACACCTGATGGACAAAGATTATCTTGCGATAGTAATTATTTTAGTTTTGTTGAATAGGGGTTTACATTCTTAAAGTAAACCATTATATATAGATTAGAGATGCCGGTAGTCGGGTCTCATTTTTAACCTTGCATAAGTCATGGAGGTACATATGACTGGAACATTCGCATTTCCGCGAAACGCATTTCTTGGTTTCGACCACATCTTTGATCAGCTTGAAAATATTCATAAGCAATCAAAGGATACCTATCCCCCGCATAACGTAGTAAAAGAAGATGAATTTAAATATTCATTGGAACTTGCTGTTGCGGGATTTAAACAAGAACATATTGATATTGAAGTAAAAGATCATGTCCTTTACATCAAAGGCGATCGCCCACAACGTCGGGATCAATCTATGTATGTTCACAAAGGTATTAGTGCTCGAAATTGGAATAAGTCATTTAGACTGTCGGAGTATACCGAAGTAACTGGAGCAGATCTAACGGATGGAATCTTGACTGTTAATTTAGAAGTCGTTCTTCCGGAGGAGAAGCAGCCTCGTAAAATTTCAATCACGAAAAACGAGGAATTATTAAATGACCGCAATCGTACTAAAAACCTTAAATCTGCCTAAATTTCTTTTTGCAACCTGGATCATCGGGCATCTTACAGCAGTAGGAAAGGCTATTCGGATTTCAAGACAATGTTCGGCAAATGAATATATTGCTAGACAATTGCTTCATGAATATCCGGAACATACTTATCATAGTCTCCTAGGAGAATTGAATCGTAAAACAATTCAAGGAGAATATAATGATAAATAATCTTTGGAAGTATTTCTTTAAGAAAGCCGGCTGTACACCCGAATCAATTTGGGAAGTAGAAAAGTTACTTAATGCTCAGGTAAATAGGATCAACTAATATGTGGCCCTATACTGAGGATGAATGGAAGACTTTAAGTTAATATAAATAAAGGGAGCGGTTTTAGTTCTGCTCCCTTTAATATTAATATTGAGATTAGGAAAGAAAATGGCAGAAGAAAATTGGAAGAAATCATTAGAGCTTGTTCTTAAACATGAAGGTGGATATGTTAACCACCCAGAAGATCCAGGAGGAGAAACCAATCTAGGCGTTACTAAAGCAGTATACGAAGAATGGTGTATGGAAAATGATTTAGTACAAAAAGATATGGCAGATCTTGTAAATGAAGATGTTGAACCGATCTATAAGAAAAATTATTGGGATCGTACCAAAGCAGATGACCTACCAGCTGGGCTTGACCTTTGTGTATTCGATTTCGCTGTTAACGCTGGGCCTGGTCGTGCTGCAGGTTACATTCAAGCTTTAGTCGGATCAGAACAAGACGGTGCTATTGGACCTAATACCCTAAAGGCTGTATCTGAATATGTAGAAAAAATTGGTGTAGAAAGAACTATCGAAAAATACCAAAATGATAGACAGCGCTACTACGGAAAGCTAGATACATTTAAAACCTTTGGTCGTGGTTGGACAAAGCGCGTAAAAGATACAACAAAAGAAGCATTAAAGCTAATTTAAGGATTTACAAACCTCGCATAATACGGTATAATAGTTGTGTTTATTAGGAGGTTGTATGTCTTTTTATGTTTCTGTGGACCACTATGGTTCCAAAGTACTTTACCGTGGATACGATAATAATGGCAAATTGGTACAGGAAAAAGTACCTTTTAGTCCTAAATTATATTTGCCATCCCCAAAGCCTACGGGCTATAAAACTATGGGCGGGAAAAATGTACGCCCAATACAATTTGAAAATCGCCATGAAATGTCCAATTGGGTCAAGCAGGCAGATGAAACTTCTGGCTTGAGTTATTATGGATGTGATCGTGTAGTACTACAATTTTTACAAGAAAAATTCCCAGACGAAATTAATTTTAACCAGGCTATGCTAAATGTGGTTAACCTGGACATCGAGGTCTATTCCGATGATGGCTTCCCAGAAGCTGATGAGGCCAAACATCCTATTACAGCTATTACCGCTAAATCTTCGAAGCAAGGTCGTTATCACGTATGGGGATGTGGCGACTATAAAGTTTCTGAAACAATCCATAAAGACTTACACATACACTATCATAAGTGCGAAACTGAAAAAGATCTTCTTGCCAGTTTTTTAATGTGGTGGAGAGGTGATAGCGTACATAGTCCAGGCTATCCAGATATTGTTACTGGCTGGAACGTACGTCTATTTGATATACCTTATATTCTAAATCGTATTGGTAAGGTATTCCAAAGCGAAGAGATTGCACGTAAATTTTCACCATGGAATCTTTTACGAACTAAAAAAATTAATTTCAAAAACCAAAACATGGATGCTTACGAGATCCAAGGTATTAATCAACTTGATTACTACGATCTCTTTAAGAAGTTTGCATATAGCTATGGCGCACAAGAATCTTATTCGCTTAACCATATTGCATATGTTGTTCTCGGTGAAAAGAAAATCTCTTACGAAGAATATGGTAACCTAAGAAACCTATACACAGAAAACTTTCAGCTCTATATTGACTACAATATTAAAGATGTTGAATTGGTACAAAAGATAGATGATAAACTAGATCTAATTGGCCTGGCTTGTACGATTGCATATAAAGCCGGTGTTAACTTTACTGATATCTTTGGTACAACATCTATTTGGGATTCGATTGTATATCGCGAACTAACTAAAAAGAATATTGTTATACCACCTCTTGCAGATCGTGCATCACGGCAGGATATGAACGTACACTTTGCTGGTGGCTATGTCAAAGAAGTTAAAGCTGATATGTACGAATGGATTGTTAGCTTTGATTTAAATTCACTTTATCCTAATATTATTGCGCAATGGAATATGTCACCAGAAACATTAGTAGCTTCCGGTGAAAATGTTTCCCGTGCAGCAAATGGTATATTATTCGATAATACCAATGAGGGTGTATTTCCTACACTTGTTAAAAACTACTATGAAGAACGTAGTATTGTTAAAAAGCAAATGCTTGCTGCACAAAGCAAATACCAAAAGAATCCTTCGCGCGACCTCGAGCGCGAGATCGCGACGTATCAGAATAAGCAGTGGGCAATTAAGATTCTTATGAATTCTTTGTTCGGTGCTATTGGTAATAAATGGTATAGGTATTTCGATCTACGTATTGCAGAAGGTATTACTCTTACAGGTCAACATGTCATTAAGTGGTGCGAAAAAACAATTAACGATGAACTGAATAAGGTATTAGAAACTGATAAAGATTATGTTATAGCAATCGATACAGATTCTGTATATGTTAACTTTAAACCATTTGTAGAAAAGTTTAAACCAAAAGATCCTGTTAAGTTTTTAGATGAAGCATGCCAAAATCATTTTAATAAAGTTTTCGAAAAGTCTATGGCAGATCTTTTTAAAGATATGAACTGCTACGAAAACCGTATGGAGATGGGACGGGAAGTTATCGCTGACCGTGGCATATGGGTAGCTAAGAAACGTTATCTACTGAATGTGCATAACTCTGAAGGTGTACAATATTCAGAACCAAAACTTAAGATCATGGGCATCGAAGCCATTAAGTCATCTACCCCAGAAGTTGTACGTGATAAGTTTAAAGAAATCTTTAAGATTATTATATCCGGATCTGAATCGGCAACGCAAGACTTTATACAGGAATTCAAACAAGAATTTTGTAAACTGCCACCAGAAGCTGTTGCGTTTCCGCGTGGAGTAAATGATATTGGTAAGTGGTACGACAAGAAAATGACATATCAAAAAGGTTGTCCAATACATGTACGTGGCGCACTTCTTTATAATAAATTTCTAAAAGAAAAGAAACTACTAAATAAGTATGAGGTTATCCGAGATGGAGATAAAATTAAATTTACATATCTTAGACTACCAAATACCCTTAGGGAAAACGTAGTAGCTTTCCCTAGTGGCCTACCTAAGGAAATGAATCTATACCAATACGTAGATTACGAAAAGCAATTCGAAAAAACATTTATGGAACCGCTTAAGTTTATCTTGGATGCAATGGGTTGGTCAGCAGAAGAACAAATGACATTGGATGCATTTTTTGGTTAATGGGTTTACAAATTGATCAAAATGCGATATAATAATGATATATTAAAAGGAGTAACTATATGAACGATTGGGCTAATGATATGAAACTAATGCACAAAAAGTTTGGTGTGCATGATTGGTTTCAAGCAAATAAAGAAAATAAAGATCTTATGGATAAGTATCTTCGTTTCCGTCTTTCTATGTGTAAAGAAGAACTTGACGAAACAATGACTGCTATTGAATCTAAAGATCCAGAAGAAATTGTAGATGGCTTAATCGACCTATGTGTCTTTGCTATTGGCACACTAGACGTATTTGGTGTAGATGCTAATCAGGCATGGGATCAGGTATATAAAGCAAATATGGTTAAGTCACCTGGTGTAAAAGAAGGTCGACCTAATCCATTTGGCTTACCCGATCTAATTAAACCCGAAGGATGGAAATCACCAAGCCACGAGGGCAACCATGGAAATCTCACTAACGCTTTTTAAAAATATTTACGATAATAAAACAAATCGTAATACTAATCTTAAAAGCTTTCAAGACTTTGAAAAAGTATTGTATGATTTGTCTAATATTCAACGTAAGTCTAAGGGTGAAGCCGAGCTCATGTCGCCTGCCGTCTATGAGAAAGGTACTACCCGTGCGAATGCAAATGTTATTGAATGGTGCGGTTGGTGTGCAGTTGATGTAGACGATTATAAATTTGATGGTGAATTAAAAGATGCAATCCTTAATCATACCCGTAACTGGCGTTTCGTTTGTTATTCTACTGCTAGCAGTACTCTCGATTATCCGAAGTTTAGACTTGTATTTCCACTTAAAAGAAAAATATCAAATAAGGAAATTCCTCGTTTCAACTTTGCGTTACAGAATGCACTCGGAGGAATCGGAGATGAACAAACAAAAGATCTTGCTAGAATGTATTACATTCCTGCTAATTATGACGGGGCTAACAATTTTATCTTCTCTCACGATGGCGATTATGTTGATCCAGATGCTTTAATAAAGGAATTCCCTTATGCCGAAAAAACCAATTCAAGCAAATTCTTTGATCGACTCCCAGAAGAACTCCAAAGACAAATCGTCGAGCACAGAAAATCAAGAATGGACAACACTGACATACGGTGGACGTCCTATCGCGACTGTCCCTTCTTCCCTCGTAATCTCGAAAAAGAATACAGAGTCATAAGCAATACCGGTTGGTATCATAAAATGTATCAGATAATGGTTGCTATTGCCGGCAATGCTATTAAGAAAGAATATCCTATTACTGCAGATGAAATAGCTTCCCTTTGTAGAGAATTAGATATGGAAACTGGTAATTGGTATAAGAGTAGACCCTTAGATAAAGAAGCAGATCGTGCACTTGAATATGTTTATAGAAACATTTGATATTAGAGATATAGATCCGGATCTTCTTAAATCCCGAGCTAAAGCCGAAGCTGATAGAGTGTGGAAGCCCTATCAGAATAGATCTTGGAAAGATGCTTATATTAGTTGTCTTCAAGGTGGCGTTGCGGAAATACATGTGATATCTCAAGGATATAAGGACGATCCAAGACCATTTTTAGATCAAATTAATCTAGAAGGCGATACTATTGATAATAAAGTTCTAGATTGTACAGATAAACCTCAGGCCTGGCTAGATGCCGGCATTAGAAGAATACTAAATGATATGACAGAAAAGAAGCTTAAATACGGTGATGGGGTGGCAAATCAAATATACTTCTGGATTATACGGAATAGGTACACGTGTAAATTACATAGGATATTTAAATGGTCAAATAATGATAAAAAATTCAAATAAAATTAATTTAGGGGGTTTACATTCCTAAAAAGCTATGATATAATATACTAGTAAAATAGGAATTAGGAGATTCAAATGTACAAGTTTTTAGAAAATGTAGTTGCTCTAGAACAAAGCCTGATGCAGGACGTTATCGAATACGAAGGTGTTGATCAGGGTATGGCTAATATGTATGCTCAAGATCGCAACGATGTTATCGAAGCAAAAAACCTACATAACGCCGGCGACATTGCTAGTCTTTCTAACCATATCTATTATCTAGATACTTCTATTCGTGAAGGTATCGTGGTTGCTTTTGCTAAAGATCTTGGCAAAGATTGGGTTCTGAATAATCTTGGTTATGAGGTATATGCGTAATGAAAAATACTATTCAAGTTGGTGATCTTATTAGTACCAGACATGGTACATCTAAAATCAAAAAGATTGAACTATGCGAAAAGCCTGGTGAAAAATATGGCATTCCTGTAAAAAGGGTATTTACAAATCTCCTAGATCGTGTTATAATAGATCTAGAAAATGGACACTGGACATATGGTTCAGATGCGGAGGTTATTAATGAAAGAGTCTCTTAAAGTACTTCAGCGTGCTGCTGAAATACAAACACAAAAAAGTAACGATTATCAGAATCCAAGTTCTCGTATTCGTCAAGCTATGTACTATCCTCGTGGCTGTGCAACTATTACTGATATTATGTTAGGTAAAGTACTTCGTATCCAATCTGTACTTGAAGCTATGGAACAAGACCCTAGCTATACACCTAACTTCGAATCGCTCGAAGATTCTTGTGTAGATCTTATTAATTATTCTTCCTTCTTTGTAGCCTATATGAAAGGTGGTATTGAAGGTCAAGATCCTAATAATGATTTTCTAAATAGACCAAGGGTACAAAATACAAATGAACAGAGTGACGAGTAAAGACCTAGGTGAAGGCTTATATAAATTAAGGCATTTGCTTTATCACCAAGGATATGAAATTCAAACAGCATCGTGGCAGGGTACCGAGTCTCCTCCTATTTTCCTCGAAGTACTTCATGCTGATTTGATATCAAAGATGAGTGACGATCCTGATGAGGCGTCCGATCTTTGCAATGCCACACAACCTTGGGCTAACACCCATTTCGAAGAACGTGTAGGTGGCTCTCCTCTCAACCCTCCGCCATCACACGTTATGTGGCTGAAGGACACTGATCAGTACCTATCTGGCCAGGCCTTCAGCCACTCATATCCAGAACGTATGTGGGCACCAAAAAAACCTGGCATACGATTCGAAACTGGTAATCTGAATGATGCAGTTGAACTTCTTAAGAAAGATCCTACTACTCGGCAGTGTTATATTCCTATGTGGTTTCCTGAAGATCTAACTGCTGCAAATCAAGGTGAACGTGTACCCTGTTCTTTTGGTTGGCACTTTATTGAACGTGGCGATGAACTACATTGTTCATATCATATGCGTTCATGCGACGTAGTGCGCCACTTACATAATGACCTATACTTTGCAAATAGACTTGGTTTATGGTTAATTGAAAAAGCTGGATTAAATTGTAAAATGGGTTATTTACATTTTAGTTCAACTAGTTTACATTGTTTCCTGAATGATAGATATTCATTAGGAAGACTGATTGGAGTTAATTAATGTGTGGTTTTGTAGCATATCCTACTGGTAGAAATCCTGAATCTATTATTCGCAATATTGGATATCGTGGCCTTCCAGAATTTATTGGCCATAGAGAATTCGAAGGATTTACCTTTGCGCATATTGCATTACCATTTGTTAATCTAGATCCAGATATTGCTATACAGCCAGTTGGTGATGACTTCCCTGGTTTATTTGTTGGCGAAATATTTAATTTTAATTCTGAAAAATATGAAACGGATGCCCAACAAATCCATGACGATTTCTTTTATGGTGAATTTGGTTTCGATTCACTTATGAATTATGATGGATTTTTTACCTATGTTACTGTAATGGATAATTACTTATTTGGTATAACAGATCATCTTGGCATCAAGCCTCTTTACTATCGTACTGATATGGAAGCAATGGCATCTGAAATCGATGTACTAAAACTTTTTGGTCCAGTTACAATCGATGAAACATTTATGTCAAATACTTTGAAGTGGGGTTATTCACCAGATCCAAGAACACCATTTAATGAAATTAAACAGCTTCCCCCTGGTCATTTTATCCATCAAGGTGTTATACATAATTATTGGGATTGGGAAAAAGTTAAAACCGATACCTTATATAATGATATGAAACGTTCAGTTGTATCCAGACTTAGTGGTCAAAGAGAAGTTTCTATGCTACTATCAGGCGGACTAGATTCTAGTATTATACATGGTCTTCTCAAAGAGATTGGTCATGACATTACCTGTATCCATGTAGAAAATCACGAAAAAGACTTTGCACATCTTATATCAGATAATCTTGTTGAGGTAACACTTGATGACGTATCCGATGAGGAAGCAGTTAGTATCCATCAATCACCAGTAGATCTTGGTTCAGTTAAACCACAAATTGCTATGGCCAGAAAGCTACGCGAATTAGGTTTCCATGCAGTCATGACTGGCGATGGCGCAGATGAATTATTCGGTGGATATAGACGTGCAAAAGAATATGATAGTCAGTATTCCGATACATTTGTCGAACTACCATACTATCATCTTCCCAAACTAGATCGAACTATGATGAGATCTACAATCGAACTTCGTGCGCCATTCCTGGCACCATATATTGTTAAACATGCATTGAATACGCCTTATTCACTTCGCAATGGTGAAAAGAAAGTCTTAAAAGAAGTATTCAAAGATATTGTTCCTAAGGAGATTCTGAATCGTGAAAAGCATCCTCTCAAAACTGACAAGATCAGAAAAGACCCAATCGATCAAAGAATCATCAACGACGAAATCTTTAGAACAATCCAATAAATGGGATAAAAGATATATGCAGCTGGCTAAAGAAGCTGCTAGTTGGTCGAAAGATCCTTCAACTAAAATTGGTGCAGTTTGTATTGGATCTAAAGGTCAAGTATTATCTACAGGCTATAATGGGTTTCCCCGGGGTATAGACGATAGTCTTACTCGTTACTATGATCGGGAATTAAAATATAAAATGGTAGTTCACGCAGAAATGAATGCCATTTTTAATGCAACATACAACGGTGTTTCACTCGATGGATCAACAATGTATGTTCATGGATTACCTGTTTGTTCAGATTGTGCAAAAGGTATTATCCAAGTCGGCGTCAAGAGAATTGTTATGGATGGATCAATTCCAAATAGGTGGAAAGACTCTTGGCAATTAACACAAAAAATGTTTAACGAAGCAAATGTTAAATGGGAGTTAACCAATGTCAGCAACCCAAGAATGGATTAAAAAGCAGTATCAAACTGAGCGCGGCGTCGTAGGTGAAAATGTGGAATACACAAATATGCGATTAAGCAGAGAAGCTATGGATTTAAAAGAAAGGGTTAAGAAACTAGAAACTGACATGGCATTTTTAATAAAAGAAAAAAATGAAGAATAAAATCCTAATCATTGGACATAGTCCAGCCAAAAAGAATATACTTAAGTCTCCTACTATGAAAAGACTTCATAAGTGGATGGATGAATGTGGTATCGATTTCTATGGCTTTACTAATCTTTGTTATGAACCTAAGGCGAAGCTAAAAGAAGAAGATATCTTTTTGACTGATATGTCTGGTCATAGGATTATAGCATTGGGAGGATTCGTTTCCAAATATTTAAATAAATTGGGTGTGGAGCACTTTGCTGCTCCGCATCCATCACCATTGAATAGAAACCTAAATGATAAATCATTTGAAAATAAAATTATTAATGAATTAAAGGTTTACACTCAGGCTATATTATGATATAATATGTACATCAATTCAGGAGAGATATATGAGTATTATGGATAAACTCAAAAAGAATAGTAAGATCAAAGAAACTTCTATTCTTGCAGATTCGAAATTTTTTAATAGCCAGGATATGGTACCAACAGACGTTCCTATGATTAATGTTGCCCTATCCGGTTCCGTGGATGGCGGACTTGCGCCAGGACTTACAGTACTAGCTGGCCCATCCAAACACTTTAAGACTTCCTTCGGTCTTATTATGGCATCAGCTTACTTGAAAAAGTATCCTGATGCCGTAATACTTTTCTATGATTCAGAATTTGGTTCTCCGCAATCTTATTTTGAACAATTTGATATCGATACATCACGAGTACTTCATACACCTATTACAGATGTAGAAGTATTAAAATTCGATATTATTGGCCAGCTAGAAGAACTAGATCGTAATGATAAGGTTATTATTATGATCGATTCTATCGGCAACTTGGCTTCAAAGAAAGAAATGGAAGATGCGATTAACGAGAAATCGGTTGCTGATATGTCACGCGCGAAAGCCCTTAAAGGTCTTTTCCGTATGGTTACGCCGTATCTTAACATGAAAGACATTCCACTCATTGCTATCAATCATACATATCAAGAGATGGGATTATTCCCTAAAGCAATTGTTTCTGGTGGTACTGGTATTTATTACAGTGCAAATAATATCTGGATTCTTGGTCGTCAACAAGACAAACAAGGTACAGAGATTAAAGGCTACCACTTTGTAATTAATGTGGAGAAATCGCGTTATGTTAGGGAAAAGTCAAAGATTCCTATTTCGGTGTCTTGGGAAGGTGGAGTACAAAAGTGGTCTGGCCTTCTTGACGTTGCTCTCGAAGGTAAATATGTTGCTAAGCCGTCTAATGGCTGGTATTGCAGGGTTAGCCGGGAGACTGGTGAATTACTTGAGCCAAAAGTACGAGAAAAACAAACACTAGAAGAAGAATTCTGGTTACCTATTTTAGAAGAAACCGATTTTAAAGAGTTCTTAAAGACTAGGTATTGTATTGGTAACTCTTTAATTCAACCGGAGGAATGCTAGTGTCTTTAGACTTACAAAGAAAGTCTGAAGGGGTACATTATGAGTTGATTCCTTCAGATGAACATGAACAGGCCTGGAACGTACGTATTCTAGAAGGTGACTTTGTTGAGACAGTACTTCAGTATGGAGCTATCTCTTTTAACAAAGTTCGCGAAGGTGAGATGAATTTTAATTTTTCAATTGTATCTACACCAGACCAGGACCTGGAAGTTAGTAACTTAGATCTACAAGAGGAAGCAGGTGATATACTTCAATCTGTTATTGCACAGGCTATTTCTGATGGATCATTAATGACAAAGGAAGAAGAATAGATATGGCACTAACATC